CAGGAAGCGGCTGATTGGGCAGACGACATGCTCGCCGCTCTCGCCCCGTCACGACAGGCAATGCGGACGCTGATCAACACGGTCAGCAAGGCCCGCTCCAATCGCAAGAAGGTGTCCGCATGACCCTTTTCCGCACCAACTGGAGCCTCGCCCGCGCGCTTGATCTTGAGATCCAAGAGGCTCGCGAGGCTCTCCACGAAGCCCAAGGCGACCCGAACGCCAGCGGCGACGACATCCGCCAACTCAGGGCCGAGCTTTACGACCTGGAGCATCAGTTCTTCATGACCGGCGCAACATCGGAGTACGAGCCATGAACGCGAACGACCTCACAGAAGACCGCGTCGAGACGCTTCACAGCCTGCTTGATGATGCGGCCAAGAAAGTCGGCCAACAGCGCCTCCGCATCAAGAAGCTGGAAGCCCTGCTCGTCGCCTGCGCCGAATATCTGGAGCCCTACAGCGACGTTGTTGATGGCGCTTACGGCGAACCAGTTCCGAACGCAGCGATGAGCCTGCTCTCTCAAATTGATGAAGAAATCTGATGCTCGCCCAACTCCAATCCCTCACCCGCCCCGCCTTCAATTTGGAACGGCACTTGGCACGAAGCGCTGAAGTCGAGGCGTTCGATCTCTCCGCGTGGGTGAAACCGCGCCAGACCGTCAACGTGGTGCGCAGCACATGCGCCAAGCTGCGGCGGCCGATATGAGCAACGTAATCCCCCTCCGCCCCCACGCTCCGCGCCCCGCCACTGACGACACCATCCGCGCAGATTGCGAGCGCCTGATGCGCCGCCTTGTGCGTGACGGACGCACGCCTGAACGCGAGATGCGGTTGTTGGCCGACTTGCTCGACCACATCATTGTGCGGGTGGAGGAGCGCGAGTGAGATACGGCTCCGTCTGCTCTGGCATCGAAGCCGCGACGGTCGCCTGGCATGGCCTCGGCTGGCGTCCGTCATTCTTCAGCGAAATCGACAAATTCCCGCGCGCCGTGCTGGCCGCTCATTATCCGAAGGTTCCGCTGCATGGCGACTTCACCACGATCAAAACAGGCGAGTATGACCCAATCGACCTTTTGGTCGGAGGAACACCTTGTCAGTCTTTCTCAGTCGCCGGCCTCAGAGGCGGATTGGCTGACGGGCGTGGCAACCTGGCGCTTGAGTATCTTAAGCTGGCTCAACGACTGCGGCCCAAGTGGCTGGTTTGGGAGAACGTCCCCGGCGTCCTGTCGTCGGCTGGAGGACGGGACTTTGGTTCCATTCTCGGGGGCCTGGTCGAACTCGGGTATGGGTTCGCCTACCGAGTGCTTGACGCTCAGTTCTTCGGAGTACCACAGCGCCGCCGCCGTGTGTTCGTTGTCGGATGTGCTGGAGACTGGCGACGTGCCGCAGCGGTTCTTTTTGAGCGCCACAGCCTGCAAGGGCATTCTCCGCCGCGCCGGGAAGCGGGGCAAAGAGCTGCCCCCACAATTAGCGCACGCACTGAAGGCGGCGGCGGCAAAGACGCCCAAGACGTTAGATTAGTCGGCTGGCCCGCAGATGTCGCGCCTACGCTCAATGCAGCCTTTGGCGACAAGCAAGGCCTTGAAGACCAGCACGCCTTGAATGGGGGGGGGCTATTCGTTCCATCCCAAAGGTGCGGCTTCGATGTAGCTCACGCTCTCCGCGCCGATGGCTTCGACGCCAGCGAAGATGGAACGGGCAGGGGCACGCCTCTGGTTGCCATCCCGCACGTTGACATCATGCCGACAATGCAAAACGGCGCCGACACGCCGGCCGGCCACAATGCGCGATCAGGCGATACAAAGGACGCTTACATCGTCCCCATTCTCTTCAACGCCAGGCAAGACCCCACGCACGGCCCTGTCGCTGATCCTATCGGCACAAAAGACACCGGCCACGGCTTCCTGCGCGGCTCTGCCGTGCGCCGCCTCACGCCCCGTGAATGCGAGCGCCTCCAAGGCTTCCCCGACGATTACACGCTGATCAGCCATCGCGGAAAGCCCGCCGCTGATGGCCCCCGCTACAAGGCGCTGGGCAACAGCATGGCCGTCCCCGTGATGGCTTGGATCGGTGAGCGCATCCAGATGGTCGAAGCATTGCAGGTGGCAGCATGACCCCCGCCGAGATCGACCTCCTCTATGAAAGCGTCATGCTCGCCGCGCCGATGGCTGCTGTGGGCGTGGTGATGTTCCTGGCGGTGTGGCTGTGGCCTGTGAGGAGGAAACCGTGAGTGCAAGTGAAGCAATCGCGCGCCTGCGAGAGTTGCGCGCCAAGGCGACGGCGCATCGCTTTACAATGATGGACGAGGAGGTTGCGCTGCATGACGCCCTCCCCGCGCTGCTGGAGTGCGCGTCAGTGTTGGCTGACATCGCCGCGCAGAAGACAGGCGCAGAGCTGGACGAGGATCAATACGACCACGCCGACTTTGAAGGTGGCTACGGCATTCTCATCGACAAGGCCCGCCGTTCGCTGGTGCAATTGCAGGAACTTGCAAAATGAGCGCCAGCGAAACAACAACTCGCCAGCGGGCGCCCATGATGCAGCTTCCGAGCGGAAGGTGGACACCTGACCTGCGTGGCATCAGGTTTGGAATGCTTACAGTCATCGAAAAAGCCCCAAGCCGAATGCAGAAACATGGGCCTGTAGCGTTCTGGAATTGCAAGTGTGACTGCGGAGTGGAGAAGGCCATATCTGCAAACCACCTGCGGACTGGCAACACCAAAAGCTGCGGCTGTCAGAACCATCCGTTCAAGGTGCGAAACCCTGAACAGTTCGACCATTATCACCCGCTCTATTACACGCATCAGCACATCCGGCGTCGATGCTATGAAGTCGGCAACCGCAATTACCATCAATATGGTGGACGCGGGATCACGGTCTGTGATCGCTGGTTGAACGGCGACGGCGTTCGCAGCGGCGGACAATGCTTTGCCGATGACATGGGGCCTAAACCGTCACCCAAGCATTCCATCGACCGCATCGACAATAACGGCAACTACGAGCCTGGGAATTGCCGCTGGGCAACGCCAGCCGAGCAGGGAGTGAACACAAGGGTTGTCGCTGACCACAAAGAAATCATGCGGCTTGCTCGATCTGGGATGAAGGTTTCCGAGATCGCCACGACCGTGGGCGTTCACCAAGAGACTGTGAAGAAATGGATCAGGCGCGAGCTTGGCGTCAGTTCAACACGCGCCGCACTTCAGGCGCTGGCGGAAGGAGGTGGGGAGTGAGCCGCAAGATCATCACCGAGTATGTCCACCCGCCGATCCCAATTCGCCAGTTCGACTGGGTCGCGTTTCGCGAGGGGGACGACAACGACGAAGATTTTTTGATGGGATATGGCGCCACTGCGGACAAAGCCATCGCTGACCTGCTTGAGCTTGAAAGCGAGGACACCCGATGACCCACCCCCACCCCCGCGCGCTGGAGGCGGCTTTGCGCGCCAGTCTCACTAGCTACGATGCAAGCGACCTACTCAAGCGCACCAATCATGGATGGAGCGTGCAGGCTGCGCTGAAGCATCTCATGAAGGACGCTGTTCCCGCCGCCGTCACCGCGTATCTCGACGCGATGCCTCCGCGCGTATCTCCAGAGCTGATCGACAAGCTCAACAAGCTGGCGTCCTACCTCACCGAACAGGGCGAATACGAGGCGGTCGATCTTATCGACACGGTCGTTGCGCGGCTGACGCCTCTCCCCGCCCCTCCCGCAGCACAGGACCCCCGCGCATGAGCACGACGAGTGAGATTGTGTTTCAGCTTAACTTTATGGCGGGCGCGGCAGATGAGGGTTTTGGTTCAAAATACAGTGACGCCAAAATCTTCCGCGCCGCAGCCGCCCGCCTCTCCGAGCTGGAGCGGGAGAATGCGAGGCTACGGGAGGCGCTGGTGCCGTTTGGCGACGAATGGCAATACTGGAAAGACGATGCCGACATAGCCGAACAAGGCTACCTGATTGTCGGTGACGGAGACGGCACGCTGTCACCCGTCAACATCTCCGTAGCAGCGTTTGAGCGCGCCGCAGCACTAGCGGGGAGCGGGGAGCGGTGAGCCTACAACCTCTCCAGCACCACAGCGAACCATACCAGCGCGCTTGCGCTCGAGATGACCAGCAACAGCGTCTTGAGAAACGGCACGTATCTCATTGGCGCACATGCACCCGAATAACTCGTTCAGGGTAGAACCGCCCGCCCGCTTCCACGAGGCACTGCCCATCCCGGTAGGTCACACGCAGGCCGCTTTCAGCCCAGCGCGCCGCGCAGTCATGCGCATGGCCGGCCACGAACGCCCACGCGCCGATGGCCCCGGCGACACACAGCGCGACAGCGCCGAGCATCGCCGGGTTTGTTACACGTACCTGCAAGGTTAGCTGAACTTCGGACGCAAGGCCCAGAGCATGTGCCAGACGATCAGCCACACCGCATACAGCGCGAGGCCGTCAAGGATGGTGTCCAGCCCGATGGATTTGTCATCAAACGGGTTCAAGCCGATCAGGCGAAGGCCGATCAGCCAGGTTGCGAGCGCGACGTAGAAGAACCGGCGAACATTCATCCAGTTCACGGCGCCCCCCTTGCTTGTGATTTCCAGCCCGAGAATGTTCACGTCAAGTCTCCTATGTTTTGCAAATGGCGGCATCAAACGCCGGAGGCCGCTTCTCCGGACAAGCGCAGAAGATTGCGTTGTTGTGGTCCCCGATTGCCTCGGCGGTCGGGAGCGTCAGCACGTCGCCGCGCGAGATCAGGATCGGCGTCCCCGTGGTGCAGAGCACTTCCTTCCACACCGCCCCGCTAGTCGCGGAAATGATATTCGGGGAGGCTTTTGGTTCCGTCTGGCAGCTCGACAACAGCGGTATGGCTGCGCACAGCGTCAGCCTCGCGAACGACTTCATTGGTGTTTTCCGTGATCTGGGTGAGGACTTCTGACTCTACCTGCGCGGCTTCGATGTCGCGCGCGTCGTTCACTTCCCTGCGGATGCGCTTGTCGTGCTGCGACAGCAGGAACTTGCCGGTTAGCGCCATCATGAACAGCGCGCCGCACCACATGAGCGCAGTGCGCGCCCATTGTGGCAGGCCCATCCACAGCGCCATCATTTGAGAGGCCGTGTCGCTTTGCGTTCGCCCCAGTGCTGGACGGCTTCCCCGATCACCATGACCATGAAGCCTGAGAACATCTCCATCACGAGCGGATCAGAAACAGCCCCAAGAACCGCGTTGCTGCCAGTTTTGAGCATCCACACACGGCCCGCCACAACCAGGAGAAGGCCCCAAAATCGGCGGGAGTAGATCATCGACTTGGCAGATGATGACCACTCCTCCGACTTTCTCGCAGCGTCTACAGCGCCGGTCTGTTGGCCGATGGGAACGGGCGGATCTGGCAAACCTGGCGGCGGCGCAGGCTTAACCGGCGGCGGTGGCGGCTGGGGAGCCGGGACCACCACCGCCGGCCCTGCGACCACGGGACCACTCGGCGGCGCAGGAACGGGCGCAGATACCAGCGGAGGGGGGCTGGGCTGGGGGGCTTGCTTCTCCGCTGGCTCCGCATCGCCCTCCGCCTCAATCACAGAGGTCGGGGGTTCAGCTTGTTTCGCGATCAGTTCGGACCACTGTTTCTTGAGAATGTGAGACGTGTCGGGCGGCTTCGACGTGTCGAGCCGCGCACGCATGAGGGTGTCTTCCAGAGACGTGCTTTCGTTCGTGTCGATCTTGCCAGCGTCATCGACAGATAGCTGGACCACGCTGATCGAACAGGCGTTCTCCCACGGGAGGTCGCAGAACAGGCACGCCTCAGCCAGCCTTCGCCGGTAGAGGCCCTTGAGCGGCTTGCCACCTGCGCGGCAGTTGCGCGGGAACTGCAACAGCGCCGAGCCGTAGCTGCCTGGCGTCATCACCTTGCCCGCGTCTGTCACGCCGCCATTAAGGCAAGCTTTCAGGCTTTTGGGTATATAGCCTAGATTGAAGACCAAACTTGCGAGGGCATCGAACTCGCCTTGCGTGAGCGGCACTGTGATCTGGTCCCGCACAATCTGCGCGTGTCGTGCCACGTCTTCGTCAAGCAGTGCGTCGGCTTCAGCGAGCGTGATGCGCTTGCCGACAACCGCGACCGGCCCGGTCCTGCCGTATCCGATGGTCGGGATGCCGATAGGGTCGAGGTATCCCGTGAGGCTTAGCCCCTCGAAGTGCCGGATAAGGTCTAGCGCGGCCTTCGACGGATACAGCTCACTCGGCGGCCTTCGGCGGAGAATTTCTATCGCCATCGTTCTTGTCCTCCGAGAGATCGGCTTTGGTTTCGGTTCGCGCCTTGCGCATGTCTTCGATCAGGCGGCGGCGCGATGTGGTGCGCCCGCCCTTTGCGCCGTTTTCCTGCGCTTCCTTGCGCTTGCTCATACCCATCTGGACCGCAAGCAAGGCTTGCGCGCCGACAGAGCCGCACGCCTCGAGCAGGATTACCCAGAACAGCGCGAACATGTCCCGGAAGGTCACGCCATCGAAGCCGGGGAAATAGCGCGCGGGAGCCTGGAACACGGCGGGCAAGGCCGGATCGCCAATGGCGGCTTCCGTCGCCTGCTGACGTGCGCCGAGGCGGTCTGTCTCTGCGGCCGCAATCTTCGCGTCCTGCTCGTCCAGCTTGGCTTGCGCCTCGGTCTGGTACTGCGCGATGTTTTTCTCGTAGCTCGAGACGTCATCATTCTTGCTGTTGCCGTCATCAAGGACAAGGTTCATCGACTGACGCGCGGCTGCTACCAACTGGTCACGGTCGGCGCGGATCGCCACCTTTTCCTTTTCGGCACGCGCGATGATCGTGTCGGCGCTTTCCGTCGATGCGCTTTCCGTCTGCGTGATCGCGGCGCCTTTGCGGTAATGGTAGTCATTGCCCTCGGTGACGAAGCCGAGCGCCGCGACACCGCAAGCCACAAGCCCCATAACCCAGATGAAGCGCAGCGTGCGGCCGGCAGCGGGGTTCAGCTTGTTGGTCTTCATCCAGACGATTGCCAGACCGCCGAAGATGACGAACGTCCTGAACACGATCCCCGCAGCCATGAAGCTGGCTTCCATGCCGGGCGGCGCGAGGCTGGAGTAGAACTGGCTGTCCCAGACGTAGAGCGTCAGGCACGCCACCACGACAGCGGCCCAGAGCGCCGAGAACGTCACGAAGGACACGGTGAACGCGGGAGCGTGATCCCTGACCCACCGGCCAGCAGACGCCCACTCTGCTTTCGTGGGGGCTCTCAACGCCCCACCCCTTGAAACTCGGCCCAGCGTTCCAGGCCAAGCTGCATCACCGCGAAGCAACCCACGGCCATAAGCGCCCAGCCAAAAGCGGGAATTCGTGACCAGCCGTTGATTTTCTGGCTGTCCTGCACCTGCGCGACTTCACGCTTGTGGACTGACAAGTCGGTGCGCAAATGCTCGATTGTCTCAATCAGCTTCTGGAGGCTGTGCCGGACTTCCTGGCTATCGGATTGGAGAGAGGCCAGCTTCACCCTCATTTCGGATTCGAGGGCTGTGACCTTCGCAGCTACTTGCTCCACGTCTTCTCCGTTAGCCTTGCGTTTCCGCAGTTGTTCAAAATCCTCCGCAACCTCACGCAATTCACGCTTGAGCGCCTTGAAGCGCTCATTGAAATCGTCATCCATTGTTCCCAGCCTTTCAGTTTAGGGCGTCAGGCTTCCAGCCAGCGCCCCAGCGTCTGCCTTCGCTCGAGGTCTTGCAGTTCCGCTTGCTCCTCGCCCGTGAGGCCGACAGAGCCGTCCTCGTTGACCTTGATTTCCGGGGCGATGAGGTAGTGACGCAGCTCCTTGAGACGTTGTGACAGACGCGTCTTGGCGTCGTCGGCTGTCTCATCCGCCAACATCAAGTCTGCAAAGTGATTTTCTGGCGCATCAGGGGCAGGCAAGAGCGGGGCTTCTGGTTCAGGGGCGGGAAGCTGCGCGGATGGATTGAACTTCGGCCATCCGCGATAGATGTCGATCATGCTGGCATCTTGCAGCGCGGTTTCGTCCAGCACGCGCTTCAGCCTGCGCGCGTGCTCGATGACCTCATCGACATAAGCATCCATCTGCCGCTTGGCATGTCCGCCCTTGCTGATCAGGTTCAACTGCTTGTAAATCGGGAAGTGTTCAAAGATCGCTTGCGATGCTTGATTATCCACGACGCTGGCAAGGCGCATACGCAAAACGCATACGTCAGCCGCCACCATTTCCGGCGCTTCTTCCATGTAACACCTGCTTGTGAAGATCGAACTACATGTTCGAGATGAGGTTCACGCCGAGCCAGATCATGCCAACAAATATGGCTGCTATGATCGCGCCAAGAATGCAGCCAAGCGCGCCCGCTTTGTCCGTAGACATCAATAGCCTCCGAACAGGATACAGCGCAACGTAATCGATCCGCCAAGGCGGTTCTCGATGTAAACAATTCGCGTTGAGGTATCGATTGAGATGTTGAGCCGCGCGTCGGTTCCGGTCGTGCCTGAAAGGATGCCCGTGGTCAGCACCACGTTGGCGCTTGCAGAAATGCTGGTCAGCGATGGCGTGCCTGCGCACTCAAACAAGATGATTGCATATTCCGCCGTGGTTGCGACGAACAGGAAGCCACACTCACCGGCACTGAAGGCTGTAATCGCCTGCGCGGTATCATCCAAGAACGTTCCACTTGGAAGGAAGCCGCGCAGGGGAACGCCACCTGCCGCCCCGCCAGCGCCCGTCAGCTTGAGAGCTGAAACCGTTCCAACGGTTGTGGTATTGGACCCAGCCGACGCCGCGACCTCTCCCGTCAGCGCCGATCTCTGAATGCCGCCAGAGCCAGTAAACTCGATGCCGCCGCTAACCGTGATCTCTTCCGCAGGGCCAGCCGCTGCCGTGTCGCGACCAAACAAGCGATCGGTGGCCGACGACCACGCGCCATAGGGCGTGCCGTCCGTGCGAACGCCGCTGAACCTGCCAACCGTCGTGCCGGGGTTTGGATGATACAGGACCGCTGTGTTGACGTGACCGACCCCGCCAATGTTGGCTCCGATCTGCATCTGCACTGCGGCGCCGGTGTTGTTGTAGACCGTGTACGCCGCCTGGTAGGTCGCCCCCGCCTTGCCACGCAGGGTAACGTTGTCCACAACGCCCGTGATCGTGCCATCAAGCTTCACGCCGTACTGGACCGCATCGCTCGGCTGGAAGTCGTAAATCGTTAGGCCATCGACGCGGAGGCTGGACACCACGCCGGACCCTGTCTGTGAGATGTTGACAGGTGACGCCCGCGCGCCGCTACAAAATCCTGAGATATCGATGGCAGTGTAGCCGAAAGATGCATTATTGCCGGCAACGATCTGCGCCACAATGCTATTGGTCGCTGCGGTGACTGATGAGCATGTCCCGCGAAGGCTCCATTTCTCACCGCCGCCGTTGACCGCAGCAGCCTGCACCTCGCTGTAGATGCCGCCGCCGACCATCTGGTCATCGCGACTGGTTTCGTCCTTGTCATAGTTGACCAGACGCGCATCAACCGCCTTGATGCCCCAGTCAAATGTATCCCACTGCGAATTGACGCGGTTGAGCGAGTCAAACCGCCGGTTAGCCGCAGCGAAGCTGGATTGCTGCCCAGATGTCAGACGAAGCACCACGACCTCCGCCGCCACGTTGACCGCATCGCCCGTGAACTTGTCGCAAATGCCGTAATAAATGCCTAGCGAGCCATCGCCCTGAACCGCGTCAGAGTGGCCGCCTGATGCGTTCGTCCGCATCGCGACTTCGCAAGTATTGGTCCAGATGTAACTATGGTACGTGTCCGCTGGGTTGCCCCACTTGTGCCACTGCCAGACATTGAGCGCGCGAATGTCCAGCGTCTTGAAGTCGCGAACGCCACGCGTGTAGAACACGGGCTGGTTGGCCGTCGTGCCGCCGTTGATAAGCCCACCATGACCGCGAATGGTCACGTTTTGCATGAGCACCGTACCGTCGCCAAACGTGAATAGCGCGCCGCCCGTGTAGCCCTGCACGATGGTCGCGCCAGCCATGTCGAGTTCAAAGAAGTTTTTCCCCGTGCAGGTGACAGCCGTGCTGATCGTGTAACTGACGCCAGCCCTAAGCCGGCATCTCCCGTTATTTGTCGGCATCGCCGCGAACATGGCCGTAAAAGCCGCGCCCCAATCCGCAGACGTGCCAAACATTTCCGGGGTCAGAATATCAACGTCAGCCCCGAGAACTGTGGGCCAGTTGGAGCCAAGGTCCGTCGCAAGCGGCGCCGCCCAGCTTGTGTCGATCAGGATGCCGTTTGAGTAAGTGACCGTCAGAACCCCGCCGACCACTTCGGCTTCCCACAGCGTTGTCGCGCCGTCAGAGGTTGTGACTACCCATTCGTATTCGATGGCGTCGTTGAAATAGAAGGACAGCCGGCCGTCAGCGTCACCGACATAGGGGTTGGTTGTCGGGGTCGCGAGGCCGACATCGGAGTAAAGCGGGCTGCGGGTCGTGGTGTTGCGGAGGTAGCTGTTGAACTTGCAGCCGGACGCAGGCCCGCCACCTGATGCGACCATGTTTGCAACAAAGGCAACTGCGGCCATGTCGTCGGCTCCAATGCGAAAAGCCCCGCGCGAAGCGGGGCCGGGTCGTTTGTGGTGAGGGTGGGAGAAACGTGTTAGCTTGCGCGCCTGATTTGGAGGCGGGGGCGTATGGGACTTATCGGGCTGGGCTTGTTGCTTTTCGGGCTATACTGGGGCCTTGGCGTGTGGCCGTTCGCCTTCTGCCTCGTGGGCATCGTCCTGCTTGTAGGGGAAGACTATAAGCGCCGTCGCTAGTCGTTGTTGCGCGGGGCCAGTGCATTGGTCGGCGGTCCCTGCGGCGTCGTTGGCGTTCCAACATTGAGCGCATTGCGTGGGGGGCGGTTGCCGTAGATGCGGGCGAGGTTTTCGTCAGTCGCGCCGCCGTAGAGAATGTCGGCCATGAGGTCGCGTTGGGGCTTGTTGAAGGAGCCGCTACGGGACATCGCTGCAAGGATCGTGGCGAGCGGGTTTGTCTTGAACGCCAACGCGGTCTGCGCCATTTCGGCAGCGTTCTGGATGCCGCCAGCGCCGCCCATTCCTGCCTGCGATGTCGCAGAGCCGACGTTGGGATTGCGGCGCTGCGCGTTCTTGATGATGACCTGATCCGCACGGATGCGGGCAACCAGGTTATCAGCAACGTCCTTGTCAAACACAGCGCCGAGGATTTCGCGCATCCGCTCGCTTGCGATGCCGTCAATCCCGCGCCCCTTCTCGATGTCCAGCGCCAGCTTTTCTATGGCGCCCATCTGCAAGGCGGTCAGCGGCTTGCCTTTCAGCCCTGAAGCAAGCGCGCGGACACGCTCAACAAGCATGTTACCGGCTGCAACTTCTGCGCCTTTGGTGCGCGCGCCCTTCATCCGTGGCGCGTCGGCTCCTTCGCGGACTGCCGCGTACTCAGGCATCAGTTCGTCAAGTTCTTTGACAACCGCCTCGCGCGCTCTCAAAAGAGCTTCGCTTGGCCTGCTGCCGCTGGAGAAAGCCTTGTCGATTGGCCGGTCCAGCGCACGCTTGACCAGATCCCAAGTGCGGGCGTTGCTGGGGGTTTGCCCTGCGGTTGTGGCAAGGCTTTCCGCCTCATTGATAGCGGCGCGAACATACTTCCCGACGATCCTGTCATCCGCGAGCTGCATAAGACGCTCAGAGTTAACGCCTGCGTTGTCTGCAAACAGTTTCTCATAAGCCGGGCTGATTTCCTCGGATGCCTGCTTGATGGCAGCGTCAAGATCGGCTGCAACGCTCGCAGGGTTGATGTTCGTAGTTTCCTGAACATCAGAGAACAGACGTCCCGTCCGCGTGCGGAACACGTCGTCTGCCTGCTGCATCGCCAGTTCAGGGGCGTTGCCCGGAAGGCGCGAGAGGCCAACGCCGAGGTTCTGCGCTTGCTGCGTGGCGTCGGCCAGAGACACAGGCTTATCGCCATACTGCGCGTTAAGGCTTGCTTTGACTTCATCAGCGGTCTTGCCCAGCGGCGCCAGCGCGTTCTTGAGAACGTTGGACACCACGCGCTCATCAAACCCTTTTGGGCGGAATGGCTTCACGGCAGCACGAAAGCCACGCGCGGCAAGGCGCGGGGCGATCATTCCGGCAATCGCACCAGTACCCGGATTGATGATGTCGGGACCACCGCCTTCGTTGCCGTCTCCCGGCGCCGCAAGCGCGTCTCCAGCGCTGCCCGCAAACGCACCGACACTGCCGCCAACGATCCTGTCGGCATTGTTCTGCAAGAAGCTGCTCGCCTTGGGCTCTGCGGGGGCGCTGAAGGGCGCGGGCTGCGGCTGTGGGGCTGCGGCTTGCGCGACAGGCTTGCCCCCAGGCGGGGCTCTGGTGGCCTGCACGGCTGCGCGTTCTGCGCCGGCAAGCGTGGTCGGCGCAAGCGCATTGCGGGGGCCAGCCATGCCGCGAAGCGTCATCGAGCCGGGAAGCATCTGAAGCGCGGCAAAGCTGCCATCTATCGACGCCTGCTGCGCGCCTTGGGCGGCTTTGCCCATGTCGCCTTCGATGAGGCCCGCGCCAGCGTCACGCAGGCCCAAATAGGCGCGGCCCGCCTCGTCCACGGGGCTGATGAACTCGACAGCCTCGACAGCGCCGCGCACGGGGTCGCGCGTTGTGGTTTTCGCCCAGCCTTCCAGACGGCCGCCCGTCAGGCCCGCAATCGGAGCCTCGAGGCCGCGCATCACATCGGTGAAAACATTCGGCTGGGACGTGTCGCCCGTAAGCGGTCCTGTGACTTGCTGCGGTTGCGCCCTCGGCTTGGAAAAGCCGCCAGTGCTGGCGGGGGCCAACGGGTCAGGAACATAGCCCATTGCCCTCATGCGCTCGGCATTTGGCGGCTTGGCAATGAACGCTTCGTAGCCGCCAGGAATGTTCGCTGCGGCTTCCTCAATGATAGCGTCAGTCTCGGAGCGGAGGGACGGCCCGGCTTCCGCCTCGGCGCGTTTCCGCTTCGCCTGCGCAATCGCAAGCGCTCTCTGTTGTTCGATTGTGAGCGGCATTACTGGAACAGCGCTTTCTGTTCAGGCGTCATGAACTCCCAATCGGCGGCGTCCACACCGTCAGGCACGCCCGCTGGCTGCGGCTTGGCTAGCAGAAACGGCACGCCCTCTCGCGTCCGTGTTGAGCCCGTAGCGCCTGCCGGCCGTCCCGGCAGAACGGGGGCTTTGACCGACTTCTGACGGGCGATCTGGATGCCCTTCTGATAGTAGCGCTGCAATTCGTCCATCGCCTTGAGCGCTTCGCCAACCGTGATGTCCTGATTTTGCAGGCGCGTGACGGCTGCGGTTGCGGCCCTGCCTTCCGTCTCGGTGATGGCGCCGCCGCCCTTGAGCTGGTCGAACGCGTTGAGGAAGGCTTGGCTGACAATCTGATTGATAAGCCCCTGCACGTCCGCGCCATCGGTGCCGGGGATCGCGTACAGCTTGCCCTGCATCCCGAAGCGCTGGCCGATGTTGCGGCTCTTGAGGTCTGCAATAGAGTTGATGGCGAGGCTTGCGCGCTGTTCCACGGTCGGCAGATCGAACGCCGCTTGGCCCTGTGCCTTGCCCTGAACTTCAGCACTCGCCACAGCCGCACGGTTGCCCGCAACGTCTGCGATGGGCGCAAGCTCCGAGGTCGCCAGCGTGCGCTTGTCCACCGCGACGGGAACGCCGCCGACGTTGGAAAGCTGCGGCGGGATGTAAGCCGTGCGGCCCGTTCCCTGCGCACGGCCATCCGACATGACAACCATCTGCTCGCCAGTGTTGGCGTCGATGAAGCCTTGGAACGCTCGCGCCGTCTCAGCTTCGCTGCTGCCCTCGAACACAACTTTCCAGCCGCCATCGGCCTGACGCTCAACAATCTGATTGCCGAGCTTCTGGATTTCGGGACCTTGGCTGGTCTGCGGTGATGGCTCGCGCACAAGCTCCATCTGGCCCGTGGTCGGGTTGAACGAACCTACGCCACCATCGCCAAGGTTGACGCTCTGATACTGCACGGGCTTCGCCACTTCCGGCGAAATCCCCGCCTGCGCCGACAGCGCCGCGATCTGGCCGTCTAGCTCTTGATCCGAGAACTTTGACACGTCCAGCGGCATCTGCGAGACGTCCTGCCCGATGATCTTGCTGATGGTCGGCGCGTTCTGCTGCCACCACTGGCCGCGCTGCGCTTCGGGGATCGCGCGTTGCTGCTGCATGAGCGCGAGCGTCTGTTTCAGCTTGTCGCCTTCTGCGGTTTTCGCCTCGGCCTGGCTGGCCTTGTAGCCTTCCGGGTCAAAGCTCTTGCGGAAGGCGTTCAGCCCGCCGCCGATTGCTTGCATTAGTGCATTGTTCGGCGGGGCAGGCATGGACTGTTGCAGGCCCATTGATCCGGTCGGGTTCATCGGGGCCGGCGCAGGCCCGCCCATTGGCTTCGGTGCAAGCGGGTTCTGCATCATCATGTAGACCACCACTTATTTTTGTTGCCGTAGTCCACGATACCGCCGACAGCATCGCTGATGCCGGTCCCATAGCCCTTGTATGCGGATGAAAGCGCATTGGCTCGAGCATCACCGGCTTTCATCATCGCATTGCCCGCGTTGACGCCGTAGTTGCCCGCAGCGTTGGACGCGAGCTGCGAACTGGTCTGGTTCATGCCTGCCAAGTCAGCGAGACGGTTCGTGTAGTCGCCAAACGCGCCATAGGTGTTGCCCGCTAAGGTCTTCGCATAACGCCCCTCTGCGGCCCCGCTGATCGACTTGCCGGCCGCGCCGAGGTTGCCCTTGATCTGGTCGAACTGCTGGTCATTGATGGTCGTCGCCAATTTGGCATAGGGCGAGGCGTAGAACTCCGCGAGCGGGTTGGACGCGCCGCCCTGCATCTGCTGCGCGCCGCCTGTGGGCATCGTGCCTTTGGTATCGCCGCCAAGAGCCTTGAGAGGAGTTGCCGCCCACGCGCCACCGCCACCTTTTGCGTGCCAGTCCGCATAGGCGTCACGGTTGTTGCCGAACAGCGCCTTGATCTGCGGCTTGGCCCACTCTTCCTGCAAGCCAGGGCTTTGCATGTAGGCATCATAATCAAAGCCGCCCGGAGCCTGCGTCTGTACCGTTTTCCAGTTGTCCCCACCGTCGCGGATCATGCCGCCCAGCGCGCCGCCGACAGCGCTGCCGAGAGGACCGCCTAGGAATGTGCCAGCGATGCTTCCGACAGCGCCCGCAGCCGCGTTGGAGCCACCGCCGCCTGAATAGCCCTGAACAGGCTGGCCTGCGCCGAGGTTCGGCAGCATCTGCGAGCCGCCCTGCATGTTCATCCCGCCGCCACCATACGCCGCCTGATAGTCCTGCGGGGCGATGCCGAACAGCGCAGCGAGCTTGTTGGAGGCAGCGCCGCCGGTCATGTACCCGGGCGAGGCAAGCCCGCGCTGGTCCATGTAGATCTGGCGCTGAAGCGCGGTCGTCTGGTTCGCCGCGTCCTGCTGCGCTTTGGCTGACGCCTGCCCGCCCTGGCCTTGCATGTAGCCGCCAGCCAGAGACGCGCCCGCATTGATCAGCGCGGGGGCGTTGTCTATGGCGAACTTGGCGATTTGATCCCACATTTTACGAAATCTCCGCTATAGAGACGCCGACAGTTGTTGACGCCGTGGCGGCCAGTGAATCAGTCGCCGTGCAACGCCAGACCGCCGTGTAGTCCTGACCGAGCGACGTAATAGTGCCGCTGAATGTCGTCGTGACCGCAGTTGGCGAGCCCGCTGTAAACACCGCATCGCCTGACACATACGCCCACGCGTACGTATACGGCCCGGTGCCGCCCGATGCCGTCACGGTCACGGAATT